ACCAAGGACGCTGAACGGTTCTTAGTCGAAGACTTGATTGAACAACACCAGGAACCAAGCCGAGCCTCACCAAGCAACCAGCCTGATGAATGGGATTTGATCGAACAACAACTTCAAGGAGACAACCAATGCAGTCCGTCGAGCTATTACGCAAACTGAGCGCAATCTACAAAACCAAGCCAAGCCAAGAACTCGCTCAAGCTTGGCAGATTGGACTTGATGACCTGAGTGAAGAGCAAATCCAAGAAGGATTCAATCGGATGGTCAAAGAGTTCAGGAGTGACTTCTTGCCCACGGTTGCCGTTTTTCGCAGTTACGCACAACGGCAGAAGAGCAACCGAACCCAAGCTTGTAAGACACCTGACGAGTGGCTTATCAAGGAAGCAGAACTCAAAGCGATTGGCAAACGCTTGGACCCATGCGGAGGCCAGAAGTTCTTTCAGGCGATTGGTCGCGTACCTTTCGGCTTCTGGCTGGATTCAGACTCAATCGTTCGTTGGACAAAGAAAGACGAGACACCTGTGAAAGTGGACAAGCCGAGCAAAACCGATTCGCCAAGCCAATACTTTGCGAAGTTAGTCAAAACGGTTGCTGCTTGATTACCTTTAAAATCAGACCAGTACCCAAGCCAAGGCAGAGCATTCGGGATAAGTGGAGTCCAAGCAAGTCAACGCTCAGATACCGACTTTTCGCAGATGAGCTTCGTTATCAAGCAATGGACAAAAAGTTTGAGTTGCCGGACAGCTTCGCGGTTGAGTTTGTGATTCCCATGCCGAAAAGCTGGTCGATTCGTCAAAAGTCTTTGATGAACGGGAAACCTCACAAGCAAACACCGGATTTGTCAAACCTTTTGAAATCACTCGAAGACGCACTGAGAAAAGAAGACAAAGAAATCTGGGACGTTCACGCCAGCAAACGCTGGGGCGAAACCGGACTGATTCGGATCTATTCACCTACAGAATTTGATTGGGCGGACTTATGATTCTCTCTCACCAAACTTTGAATGGACTCAAAGAGTTGGGGCATTTGCCAAGATTTGCCCAGGTTGGGCCTTGCTCTGTTGATTTGCACTTGGGGAATACCTTTGCCCAATTAGGCGTCAAGCAGAAGTTTTTGTTCTTGGATTCAGAATCCGTTTACCAGCACGTTCAGACTGAAGACTTTTTGTTGGAGCCTTCCAAGTTTGTTCTGGCTTCAACTCAGGAAAAGATCAGTGTGCCGAATCACCTAGCGGCTTTTGTGGCTGGTCGCTCTTCAGTCGGAAGGTTGGGTTTGCAGATTCAAAATGCCGGATTCGTAGACTCTGGATTTCAAGGACAGATCACGCTCGAACTGTACAACCAATCAGAAAAGCCAATCCTGTTGAAAGCAGGCGTGAGGATTTGCCAATTGGTTTTTTTTCAACTCGACGAAACCACAGAGCAACCGTATTCCGGCAAGTACCAGAACCAAGAAGGTGCGACAGGCTCGCGGCTTTACAAGGATTTTGAGGCGTGAAGACAAATCAACTTTGGCTTTCTAAACCACTGAGGGAAAGTCACAGCCCATTGCTGGCACTCCACGCGAAGCAGGTTGACGAGTCAAAAGCGATAGAGACGTTTCACGGACGCACGTCTTAAGCTGCGCCTCAATGAACGAAAAACTTTTTCATGAGATTGAACGACTTCGTTTCTTAGATCCAGACCTGTACGTCTGGTTTGAAGAGCGAGCCGCAATCATGCAATTCGATGGTGGACTAAGCAGAGAGGAAGCAGAACGTGAAGCTTTACACCTGGCAAGACAGAAGAAAGCCTCTGAGCGAACGCTTAGAAGAGAGGCTTGAAAAGCTAAAGAAAAAGGCAGCACTTCGAGTGTGTCCAGTATGCGATTACCAAAAGCCGAACACGAAGGTTTTTTTCAACGATTTAGCCAAATGCAAACTTTGTCAACAGGTGCAGAGAGATGCCGCTAAAAGGAGACACCGGACTAAAGATTCCGCGCCAGTATCTGCGCTCAGTCGCTAAGAAAATGCCGGATGCTGTAGGAAAGGCAGTCAGAGATACGCTCTTTGATGTTCGCTTTGCCTTGTACGAGGAAATGGAAGACGTCTTCGACAGACCCACACCGTTTATCGTGCCAAAGAACAAAAAGAAGCCTGGGCGCAGAGGCTCACTCTTTGTCGAATATTCTATCAAAGACCAGAACGGCAGAGTGTACGCTAAAGACCTAAAAGGTGTGGTTGGCAGTTCGCTGACAGCAGAAGAAATCCTGTTGCCGCATATCACTGGACAGGACCGAGAACACAAGCGATTTGAGAAAGCACTTTATCGGATTGGCGCATTGCCGAAAGGCTGGTATGCCGTCCCATCCGAAGAGGCACGTTTAGACAAATACGGAAACTTGACCAGAGGCTCAATCACACAAATGCTGAGTTATCTGCAAGCGAATCCTGACGCCATGCAGAACACAACAGCCAAGAGCATGGCTAAGAAAAAAACGAAGTATAGCTATTTCGTGGTGCGAGACAGAAGCGGCAGACCTTACGGCATCAAGAAGCGAACGAGCAAAAATGTGGCGAAGTGGTTTGTGATTTTTGTTTCTGGCTCAGATTACGAGGCCGAGCGACTCGACTTTGACTTTGTTGGCGAGCTTGCCATTCGCAGACAGTGGCCTAAAAACTTCGCTTATTGGCGCAAGCAAATCATGAATCCAAAGCAGAGGAAGGTAGCGGCTTAATGGATATTGTCTGCATTCTTTTTAACGGCAAAGAAAAGCACCTGCCCAGCTACAGCGCAAACGCTGGCTACTCTTCCGAATGGGTGGACAAACTAGCGCGAGCGATCAAGCGCAACACAACGAAAAGCCACAAGCTGATTTGCCTGACAGACCGAGAATACACCTTCAACGAAACCGTCACGCAAGTTTCGCTCGACTGTGAAGACTTAGGCTGGGCTTGTGTGATGGAAGCCTTTCGACCAGGGCTAGGCAAAGGCCGCAGGTTTATCTTGGGACTCGACACACTGATTGTCGAAAACATTGACAAGCTGCTCAACTGGCGAGGCGAGTGTGGGCTACTGACAGACCCATTCGAGCCTCACACGATCTGCAACGGTATCGGCTTATTCAGTGCTGCTGAAGTGAAACGAATCTGGAACTTATGGCAACACCGAGCAGAAAGCGGAGTTAATTACACCTACAAGAACTTACCGAGTGAGATGGCTTTTCTTCGTGTTGTCTGTGCGAACGCCACAAGGCTCGACCAAGTCTTTGAGCATCAGATTCAAAGCTACAAAGTCCACTGGACACACCAGCCGGAGGAACGAAGCAAGGCGCGAATCGTTTACTTTCACGGCAATCCAAAACCACCAAATATTGAACCTGAATTGATGGCGCACTGGCTATGAACATTCACTCAACTGTTCACGTTGAAGGTGACGTTACCTTTGGGAAAGACGTAAAGATTGGGCCGAATGTCTGCCTTTATGGTCCGTTAGATATTGGCGCAAACTGCGAAATTTACCCAGGCGCAGTCATTGGCTCTGACCCACAACACCGCAGCAGACGCAAGCTGATGGGCGTCAAGATCGGCAAAGGCTCAGTCATTCGAGAGTTCGTCACGGTTCACGCTGGGATTGCGAGGCAAACTGTAGTGGGTGACTTTGCTTATCTGATGGCTGGCAGTCACGTCGCTCACGATTGCTTTCTTGAAGAGAACGTCACGCTCGCCAACTCTGCGCTCTTGGCAGGTCACTGCCACGTCATGCGGAACGCAAATCTAGGTTTAAACGTCAGCGTTCACCAATACAGCGTGATTGGCTCATACACAATGCTTGGCATGGGTACGGTTGTTCACTCTCGCAGTCGAATTGAGCCTGGGGTTGTTTATATCGGCAACCCAAGCAAACCGCTCAGAATGAATCACTTGTCGATGAACCGCAGCCATGTCGAGTTTCAGGAACTCGAAGACGAGCGCAAACGCTTTGAAACCTTGCGAAAGCAGATGCGCTAATGGTGGACATTTATGACGAGGAGTATGTCAACCGGAAGCTTGCAGAAGTAATTCATTGCAGGACTTGTGGACAGTTGATGACACCTGAACTTCAGAATTGGAGATGGGAGCGCTTAAAATATGGTGACAGGGTTTGGAGAAGATATATTGCAGATTGCAAAATATGTTTAGCGAAGAAAAATTCAGAACGTCAAAAACTAAAAAGAGAGCAAGCCGCAGCAAAGAGGCGCGAGCAAAGACGAAAACAAGCAGAAGAGAGAATTGAAAGACAAAAGAAAGAGTCATTCATCTGCAAGACTTGTGGAGAACTGACGCCACCAGAACTCCACCAATGGCATAAAAAGCGTTACAGTAATGGAGATGAACGATGGACCAGAGGAGCACACTGCAAGCCTTGCCTGAGTCGAAAGTCTGCTGAGAAACAATTTAAAAAGCACAATGCTTCAGATGAAGCCAGAGAGCAACGCAACGCTCGAAGTAGAGAATACAAGAAAAAATATTATGCAAGTCCAGCCAACAGATTAAAAAGAAACCTCAGAGAAAAAGACTCCGGTGATTTCAAAGCGTTTTGTTATTACGTTTATAAAACCTTTAAGCCGTTGGGATTATCTGACCCAAAAGAAGATTTAGTCTCAATGTTGAAGAAAGAAATCC